ATCGACAATAAGGAAATCTCGTTATTTTCCCCTCATGATTGTCCTAACCTGTATGAGAGTTTTGGGACCGATAAGTTTGATGACTTATATCGCAGTTACGAAGCAGATGAATCCATCCCCAGAACCACAGTTGGAGCACAAGAGCTCTTCCTTGACATATTAAAGGAGAGAGCAGAGACAGGTCGTTTATATATCATGAATATAGACCATTGTAATACACATTCATCATTTAAAGATAGAGTGACAATGAGTAATCTATGTCAAGAGATAACTTTACCAACATATCCTATTAGTCATATCGATGATCATCTTGGTGAGATTGCACTTTGTATTTTAAGTGCAATCAATGTTGGTAAGATTAGATCTGATGAAGAATTGGAGGACTTATGTGATCTTGCAGTCCGTGGATTGGAAGAGTTGATAGACTATCAGCAGTACCCTGTAAAGGCAGCAGAACTTGCTACAAAGGCACGTAGAAGTCTTGGGGTAGGATTCATAGGTTTAGCACATTATCTTGCTAAATTGGGTTATAAGTATGATTCTCAGGAGGCATGGGACGCGGTACATGGACTGTCTGAATCATTCCAATATTATCTTCTAAAGTCATCAAATAAGATTGCAGAAGAGAAAGGATGGTGTGAGAACTTTGGACGTACTAAGTATGCTGATGGAATCTTACCTATAGATACATATAAGAAAGACGTAGACGAAATTAGTAGTCACAAATTGCAACATGATTGGGAATCTCTTAGAGCATCTATCCTTAAACACGGTCTCAGGCACTCAACACTGTCTGCACAAATGCCATCGGAGAGCAGTTCCGTTGTGTGCAATGCCACAAACGGAATTGAACCACCTAGAGATTACTTGTCCATTAAGAAATCAAAGAAAGGACCACTTAAACAGGTTGTTCCGTCTTATGGGACTCTAAAGAATAACTATACTCTTCTATGGGACATGGAAGGTAATAAAGGATATATTAATGTTGTCTCTGTGATGCAGAAATTCTTTGATCAAGCTATCAGTGGTAACTGGAGTTATAATCCAGAGCAATATGATGGGTCAGAAGTGCCAACAAGTATCATGGCAAATGATCTTTTGACTACATATAAGTACGGTTGGAAAACATCATACTATCAAAACACTCATGATATGAAGTCCGATGAGGTTGGTGACGATAACCAATCTAAATTGGATTCATTGATTGACGAAATAACAAGTTCAAATGACGAAGAGGAGTGTGAATCCTGTGCCATCTGATTTAAAAGGAATGACTGTCTTTAATACTGAAGACGTTAATACTAAGAAGCAACCAATGTTTTTTGGTAAACCATTAGGAGTTCAGAGATATGATAATTTTAAATATCCATCATTTGAGAATCTAACAAAGCAACAGTTAGGATATTTTTGGAGACCAGAAGAAGTATCATTGCAGAAAGATCGTGGAGACTATCAAACACTGCGTCCAGAACAAAAGCACATCTATACGAGCAATCTTAAATACCAGATCATGCTTGATAGTGTACAAGGCCGTGCTCCTGGCATGGCTTTCTTACCTTACTGTTCTCTACCTGAGTTAGAAGCATGTATGGAAGTGTGGTCTTTTATGGAGATGATCCATAGTAGATCATATACTTATGTCATTAAGAATGTATATGCAGATCCATCAGAGGTCTTTGATACTATTATCAAGGAACCACGTATTCTAGAACGTGCTGCTAGTGTTACTGGTTCCTATGATGACTTTATTAATGAAGCACAGCAGTGGGGTCAGAGTAGTTTGTGGAGAGACATGGATAAGTCCTTGGACACATCCTTACCTGTCTTAGAAATGAAAGAGGTAAAACGTAAACTCTATAGGGCAGTTGCTAATGTCAACATTTTGGAAGGTATCCGCTTTTATGTTTCTTTCGCTTGTAGTTTTGCTTTTGGTGAGCTTAAACTCATGGAAGGATCTGCGAAAATCATATCTCTTATTGCAAGAGATGAGAACCAGCATTTGGCAATAACACAGAATATATTAAACAACTGGAGAAAGGGTGATGATCCTGAGATGACTCAGATAATGAAAGAAGAAGAGGACTGGACATATCAAATGTTTGATAAGTGTGTGAATGAGGAGAAGAAATGGGCAGAGTATCTGTTCAAAGATGGTTCCATGATAGGTCTTAATGATAAGTTATTGTATCAGTATGTTGAATGGGTTGCTAATCGTAGACTTAGATCTATTGGATTCAGACCTCAGTATGATATTCCTCAAAAGAATAATCCACTACCTTGGACAGAGCATTGGATCAGTTCTAAAGGTCTTCAGGTAGCACCACAAGAGACAGAAGTTGAGTCATATGTTGTTGGGGGAATCAAGCAAGATGTTAAAAAGGACACATTTAGTGGATTTAAACTGTAGTTTATGATTAAATAATCTTATGTTATTTCCAAAACGATATGCAAGTTGTCCGTGGCCTGATTCAAGGTATAGAGAGTATATGAACGGAAGACTTAAAAAAATAGATATGAAGGCAAGACTTAATGGTATGAAAGCTGGTCTTGCTAATGAGTCATGGTATCCTGAATGGGATGATCGTCAAAGAGGTGCTGCCCAACGCATTCTAAATAATGCGTTAGAAGTCCTTGACGAGTATGACTATTAGGTATGAAAATCCTTGGAGATATAATGAAAAAGTATTTGAATCTACTGATATAGGAGACTATTATGGGTTTGTATACCATATAATAAATAATACTAACGGAAGACAATACGTTGGTCGCAAGTATTTTTGGCAGTTTAGAACTCCAAAAGGAAAAAAACGTAAAGTAAAATCTGAATCTGATTGGAAGAAGTATTATGGGTCTTGTCCAGAACTTAAAGAAGAGATTGGGAAGGTGGGCAGAGAAAATTTTAGTAGAATTATCCTATCTTTACATTATACAAAAGGAAAAACAAACTTTGAAGAAACCCGACAGCTCTTTGCACATAACGTCCTCACAGAATCGCTTGACGATGGGACACCAAGATACTATAATAGCAACATCCTCTCCAGATACTTCAGGAAAGACTATTATGGAATTGAATACGACTGAAGACATCGTTGCTCATGTCAGAAGATGGGCTACTGATAGATTAGAATCAGCAGAAATAGTGGGTGATAAGATAGCAATCTATGCAGAGTTTGAAGATTGGATAGAGTTAGAGGATGAAGATAATGTAGAAGTTATATCTCTTGACCTAGAAGAGTAATTTCTATATAATAGACACAAAAGAACAATTATGAGTTGGGGCCCGATGAAAATCTTTTTAGACACTGCTGAAACAGATGTCGTTCGTAAACATTTTAAGACTGGAATTATTGATGGTCTAACAACTAACCCAACTCTTATTCGTAAGAGTGGTAGAAAGCATGAAGATGTTTACCAAGAGTTCAAAGATATTGGGTTGACTGATATTAGTATGGAAGTGATTGGTAATGCAGAGAATATGATCTCTGAAGGTAAGAGACTTCATAAGAAGTTTGGTAAGGTTGCAACTATTAAAGTTCCATGCACATATGAAGGACTGATAGCTTGTAGAGAGTTGGCAAACAACAATATCAAAGTGAATGTTACATTGATATTTTCTGTAGCACAGGCACTGCTTGCATCAAAGGCAGGTGCTGCATATGTATCACCATTCGTTGGTAGAGTGGATGACAATTCATTTGGTGGTTTGTGCTTAGTGAAAGATATAGCCGATGTATATACTAAGCATATACTCACCACTCAGGTATTAGCAGCATCTCTTAGAAACGTAAGGGACGCAGCAAAAGCATTTCAATATGGTGCTAATATAGTTACCATGCCACCAAAAGTTTTTGAGGGTATGTATAACCACATCCTGACTGACGCAGGATTAAAGCAGTTTGATATAGACTATGCGGAGAGTATAGCAGAGTAGAGTTTTAATTGGGGGTAAAGATGATTGTAGTAAGATGCAAACTATGTGGAACTGAGGTAAAGAGTCCACATAGTTGTGGATGTCCTAACATGACAACTGTTACTGGTGATACATTCACCGCAGTTGACTTAAATAGTGTTGTAGTTGTAAATAAAAAAACAGAACAAGACGGATTCACATCACAAGATCTACAATGGCAAGAACAGCGACGAAAACGAAAAGTACGCAAATTAAACTTCGAGGTTCGATGACAGAAGAAACCATCAAACAACTTTGTTATACCAAAGCAGAAGTAGATGCTATGGTAGCAGAGGCTGTAGAAGAGGCACGGAGAATCGATGAAGCATCGATGGCAAAGCATAATAGGGAAGCAACTATCATTAGTATGATACTTGGATTCACCGCACTTGCATTATTTGTTGATGGACTTCTTAGAATACTAGGAATCATTCCACCATTCATGCACCTTGATGTGAATATCATTGAGAAAGTTACTGATAGAGTTGAGATGGATGTTATGCATAAGATAAGACAAGTACCACTAGAAAGGTTGTTTGGAAGATGATTGACATCTCACCTAGTTCACTAAGAGTTCTTCTTATAATGATTTTGGGTGTGATATGGTTTGCTTTGGTAATAGATCTTACAATAAATGATAAAGCTTGACTTTTTTTCTAGATAGTACTATACTGTCCTTGTAAACACACAAGAGCAATGACGCTTACTTCAAAGTTTAGGAAAGATCTGCAGACACTTCGGGCTGCTGCCAATAAGGAACTGTTCCTTGATGTAAAGAACCCAAAGTTATATAAAAAGGTTAGGAAGTATTACGAAAGAGAGCAGTCTATACAATTTACAGGTGAACCATTAGAAGATTATGATATACTAATGGACGTACTCCTTGAAGATCTTCAATCTGTTGAAGTAAAATGATGGTACTACTTGAAAGATTTCCTTATCGTTACGTTGAGAACGGTACTCTAGAAAATGGTAAACCTGATTTTCGTATTCAGAAACAAGATTATTACACTAAGAGATATAAGGATATGTATCTCTGTGATAATGGAATGCAGTTGAGTCAAGCAATGGAAGACTTTGAGTATACCAAATGGTTAGATCCTTCTGGTGTCCCTTGCTATATTAAGGATGAGGCAGAAGCACCAGATACTGATGAAGGAGGGAGGTATAGAATATGAGATTCAAAGCCCTAGTTCATGTTAGACTAAGAGGATCTGTATCTGATGCTGCTGGTAATGCAGTGATGAAAAATACACATTTAGTTGCACCTAATCTTAAACCTCATTTGTTGAGGATTGGTAAAGCAATAGACTTTTGGTTTGATGCAGAGAGTGAAGAGATAGCAAGAAA